GCGATCAAGAAGCTCAAGGACAGCCAGGGCCACCCCCTCTGGCAGCCGAACGTCCAGATCGGCCAGCCGGACCTGCTGCTCGGGAATTCGTTCATCATCAATCAGGACATGCCTGTGATGGCGGCGAACGCGAAGTCGATCGTGTACGGGCAGCTCAAGAAGTATTTCATCCGCGACGTGATGGGCGTCTCCATCATCCGCCTGGTCGAGCGCTACGCCGACTATGGACAGGTTGGCTTCCTCGGATGGGCTCGCGCGGACGGCAACCTGCTCGACGCCGGCACGCACCCGGTCAAGTACTTCGCGAACTCCGCGACCTGATGACGTGTGAGTGGGCCGGGAATTCCCGGCCCACTCAGTCAGTCACTCATCACCAACGGAGCGCACCATGAAGGTCAAGTATCTCGTTTCAGAAGCCGCCGTCGCATGGAGTCGCATGCCCGGCGTTGTTTATGACCTCCCCGACGATGAAGCCGTGGCCGCGTTGAACGCGGGCAAGGCCGAGCCGTTCGTCGAAGATGCAGTTCCCGAAGCCGCGACGCGGAGTGATCGCGAGACGGCGGTCAAGCCGACCGCAAAGGGCAAGTAGCTCGCGTGCCCGGTCGCCTCACTCTCTCGGTTGCTCCGGCAGCGGAACCGTTGTCGCTGGACGACGCCAAGCAACATCTGCGCGTCGACTCCGACATGGTGGACGACGATAGTCTCATATCGTCGCTCATTACCGCTGCTCGGCAGTGGGTCGAGGAGATCACCGGCCACTCCGTCGCAACGCAGACGTGGCGGCTCGCGTTGCCGGGCTTTCCGGGTGCGACCGGTGTGCTGGGTGTTCCGGTGTACGGTGTGGATCCGCTCACGTTGCCGGGCACGCCGGTCGCGGGTTCGGTCGCGTTTCGCTACGCGCTCCACCTGGGGCGCGGGCCGGTGCAGAGTATCACGAGCGTCGAGTATCTCGACACGACGGGCACGCTCATCACGCTCGATCCCGCGGGTTATGTGCTCTCGGCCGACAACTGGGATGCGACATTGACACCGACGCCGGGCCAAATCTGGCCCGTAACGATCGTGCACCCCGAGGGTGTCGTCATTACCTACGTCGCAGGGTACGCGACTGTGCCCGCGCCCATTCTCGCCGCGATGAAGATCCTGATCGGCACGTGGTACGAGAATCGTGAGGCCGTTTCGCTCATGCGATTCACCGCCGACGAGGTGCCGTTCACGGTCACTGCGCTCTTGTCGCCTTACCGCGTGATGGAGTTCGCGTAAGCCATGGCCTCCGCAACCGCACCCTTCACGCCGATCGGGCTCATGCGGCATCGCGTGAGCATCGTGAAGCTCGTCCCCGCGTCTGACGGAATGGGCGGGAATGCCGGCATGGCGACCAAGGACGTCGCCGACGTATGGTGCGCGATAACGCCAGCATCGGCGAGCGAAAAGATGGCCGCGGCCGCCGTACAGGAAGAGCGAAGCCACACAGTCAACATGCGCTATCGCGCTGGCATCGATGCTACGTGCCGCGTGCTGTACGTCCGGAATGGCGTATCGCGCCATTTCCGAATCACGGGTGTCGTAAACATCGCGGAGAAGAATCGCGAGCTCGAACTGTCGTGCGTTGAACTGCTGGCGGAGGCTACGCCATGAGCGGGCTCCTCGTAACAGTAGAGGGCGCGAGTCATCTGGTCCGCGCGCTGCAGCTGCTCAACACAGAGACAAGCGCGCGCTGCCGCGCAGCCGTGTCGGAGTCGCTCGATGAGGCGGCGAGCGAGGCGCGCTCTCGCGTGCCTGTGGACACGGGCGAGCTCAAGGCCACGATCCGGACTGAGATGATGACGAGCTATCCCAAGGGATGGCTCGAGGTGGGCTACGGGACACTGCGTCGCCGGTCGCGTTCAACGGGTAAGCGCAAGTCGCGCAGAAAGGCCCCGACGCTCGCCAATACGCAGCCCGGCGTCTACGCGATGGTCGTCGAGTTCGGTGACCCCGCGCGCAACAAGCCAGCCGAGCCATTTATCACGCCGGCGATTGAATCAGTGCGTCCCAAGAACACGGCGCGCATCCGCGACGCACTTCGCGGCGCCACCGTCGCGGCAGGTGGCGCGTGAGCTCGGGATCCGGACTTGCGGCCGTCCAGGCGTCGGAATACACGGTGCTCACTGGAGATGCCACGCTCATGGCGCTCGTTCGCGGCGTATTCGATGCGGTGCCAGAGAATCAGCCGTATCCATACATCGTCTTGGGCGAATCAACCGAAGTCCCGTTCCGGACGTTTGGACTTAACGGCCACGAAATCACGCGCACGCATCACATCTACGATCAGGATGGCGCCGTGTTCAAGGGCGTCGCGGCGTCAGGGTCCGCGCGCGGGTACGCCGTCATGAATCGAATGATTCAGGTACTCGAATCCGCACTCCCCACAATCTCGGGTTTCGCGGTCGTGGACTACGCGTACGAATTCGGCCAAGCGATGCGGACCACGGACGACGCCGGCGCAACCTACCGACACATACCAGTGCGCTTCCGATGCGTGCTGCAGGACCTCGCATGACAGAACAGGAGCGCAAGGTGATCGCCGCGTCGCTCTGGGCGACGCGTGCGTCGGTAGATGTCGCGTTGATCGCGTTGGGCGAATTGTCCGACGAAGCCGAGAGCGACACCGGTTGCGCGCACCCCGTGGAGATGCGCCAGGACTTGACAACGATGGGCGGCCCCGAGGGATGGCGGTGCCGTAGCTGTGGCTTTTCCACCCTTCAAGCGGAACCACCAACCGATCCACAAACAGAACCGCCCTCACAGGCAGAACAGGAGAGCTAACCCATGGCCGCAACAGCAGGTAAGGCGTGCATAGTCAAAATCGGCACGCAGGCAATCGCCAACATCAAGACCGCGAGCGTCGAGATTGACGGCACCAATCTCGATGTTACCGCGATGGGCGCGGGCAACAGTTTCATCAGCCGCATTCAGGGTTTGATGGATGCCAAAATCACGCTCGCCGGCAACTACGACACGGCCGATACGACGGGCCAGGTAGCGCTCCGCACCGCATTTCTGGCCGGTATGGCGATCACTCTCGTCGTGCTTCCCAACGGCACCGCCGGATTCTCGACCTCCGGCTACATCAGCAAGTTCACCGTCTCGTCCGACGTCGCCAAGGAGAACGATCTCTCGATCGACTTCGAAGGATCGGGCGGCGTCACTCTGATCTAACATGGCCGCCATCGCGGGGCGCCAAGCACTGATCCGCGTTCCCGGCGCAGGGGTCGCCTTCACGCAGGAGGCGACGACCGGGAACGCGGGGCGCACGGTGTACACCATCACGAATGCCGTAAAGAGCATTTGGGATCCACAGATAGCGGTCCTGGTCGAGACGTCGCCGACGGGATCGGTATGGACGACAGCGAACCCAAGCACGTACAGCCTCAACCGGCTCGCGGGATCGGTCACGTTCTTCACACCCTTGGCGGCGGGCTACTTCGTTCGCGTATCGGGAACTTATCTCCCGACATCTATCGTGGCCGGCGGCAAGTCGTGGACCTATTCGCTCTCGTGCTCGCTCTTGGACGCGACCGATTTCGACAACGCGAACACGAACAATGGCTTCCCGACCAAGGTGCCCAATTTCTTCGACGCGTCGGGGTCGATCGGACGATGGTATCAGGCGACGCCCGATCTCTATTTCGTCAGCGCGCTCATGAACGCGTCGTTCGTGGTGATCGAGTTCACGGCGAATCGCGCCGTGGGATACGACTGCCGCATTTGGGGCATCCTGAACAAGGAGCAAGTGCAGACGAACGTCACGGCACTCTCTGACGAGTCGGTCGACTTTGAAGCGCTCCCGGACATAGACGGACACGTAGTAAGCAACTGATAGGTCAGGTTCACAACACTCCAACAATCGAACAAATGCTGCTCACACGAAACGAGATACTGGAAGCGAAGGACGTGAAGACCGAAATCGTCCCGGTCCCTGAATGGGGCGGCGACGTCAAGGTGAGATCGCTCACCGGAACCGAGCGCGACGCGCTGGAGTTCGCGCTGCAGGACGACAAGACGAACATCCGCGCCAAGTTCGCAGCGGCCGCCATCGTCGACGACAACGGCGCGCAGGTGTTCTCGGCGCCCGACATCGAGGCCTTGGGATCCAAATCAGGCAAGGCGTTGGGGCGTGTCTTCACCGCGATCCAGCGCATTTCCGGACTCACTTCGGATGCAGTCGAGGACGCGGAAAAAAACTCCGTAGCCACCCCAATCGCCGATTCTACTTCCGACTCGCCAAAGATCTCGGAGTAACGGTCGCGGAGCTTCTGGCGCGTATATCGAGTCAGGAGCTCACCGAATGGGTGGCGTTCTATGTGATGGAAGCGAAGGACATGGAGGCGGCGCAAAAGAAGGCGTCGCGCGGCGGCAGGCGACGGTAGCGCGGTCGGTAACGAGAGTCTAGCGGAGGCTGTACGAGTCAAGTAGCGACGATGATGGTGAAGATCGACGCGGACATCACGTCGCTCACCAAGAATCTCGACAAGGGCCAGAAGGCCGTCATGAAGGCGGCCGAAGCCATGGGGTCGCTCGGCGACAAGATGATGCTCGGCATCACGTTGCCGGCGATACTCGCGGCCGGTGAGTTCGCCAAGCTGGCGGCCTCTGCCGAGAATTCTGGCGCTCGCTTCTCTCGTGTGTTCGGTCCCATGACGGACGACATGCAGGCGTTCCTCCACTCCGCAAAAAAGAATATCCCGGAAACGATGGGGGACCTGGAGCAGCTGTCGGCGCGTGTAATGACGATGACCGAGAGCATGGGCCTCGCCCCGGCCGCATCCGAAAAGATGAGCAAGGGCCTGATCGCGCTCGCGGGCGACATGGCCGCATTCAACAAAGAAGGCTCGATCGACAACGCACTCGCAACGCTCGAGGCGGGACTGGCGGGCCAGACGCGCGGCTTGAAGGAGTATGGCCTCGTAATATCGAAAGCCGATATTGAGACCGAAGCGTTCAAGCTCGGCATCATGTCGAGTGGCGAGAAGTTGTCGTCCGCTGGAACCGCGGTCGCAACATACGCGCTCATGCTCGACCGCTCGACCAAGATACAGGGCGAGGCTGCACGCACAGCCAAGGACGCGTCGCAGCAATTCCAGTTCATGAAGGTGGCGCTCGAAGATACAGGCGAGAAGATCGGCGCGATCGTGCTGCCCGCAGTCGTGGCGCTCGCGAACGGCGTGCTCGCTCTCCTCAAAGGGTTTCAGTCGCTTCCGAGCTGGGTGCAGGAGGCGACCGTGGGATTCGTGGCGCTCGCCGTGGCAGCAGGGCCATTGCTCAAGATCGTCTCCCTGCTCACCAAGCTCTCGGTACTCATAGCGGCGGCGAAAACGGCACTCGGCATCGGTGGCGCGGTCGCGGGCGGTGCAGAAGGCGGCGGCTTCATCGCCGCGCTCTTGTCTCCCGTGGGGCTCGCGATCGCGGGTATCGTGACGCTGACGGCGGTGCTCTACGGCGCCTACAAGCTCTGGCAGCAATTCCAAGCGGACGAACTCCACTTCTCGCAAGGCGGTGTCCTGGCCAACGTCAAGCGCATGGCCACAACCGGGTCGTTCTTCGACCGGAGTTCCGCGTCGGGATCCGACCCTTCGCTCTCGGCGCAGGCTGTTGCGCAGGGCATGTACAAGTCGCTCGCGCTCTCCGGCAAGGATTTGGCGGGCAGCTCCGCATTCACACAGCCCGAGGACGGCCCGACCGCACTGATCCAGAAAGCGCAAGCGCTCGCTGCCGCGTTCGACTACGCGAAGGAGCGCGGCGACAACCTGCTCACGTTCTACAGCCGGGCAGTCGCGATGCAAACGCAGCTCAACAGCCTGGCGCAGCACGGGAACGCGCGCGAGCGGAAGGCGGCTCTGGACGCGTCGAGAGCGCTCAATCCCGTCACCGATTTCGAGGCACTCAGTGCGCTGGGCATAGCCGATCAACCCAAGAAGATTGACAACATCGCGCCGGGCGTCTTCATGGGCGGCCTGAGTTCGACAACGTCGACGCTAACCGAGGCGTTCACTGACGCGCTGAACGGCAATGGATCGGTCACCGATGTACTGACGCGCGCTGTCAATGCACAGGATCAGCTTTATAAGGCCATCGCAGCGCAGGGCGGCGACGTCAATTCTGTGACGACCGGGGCGCGTCAGATGCTCGACACGCTTCAGCCGATAATTGGTGTTGCGAATTCGCACGGTATTGTCGGCAAGGTCAGCGATCCGAACCAGACCGGATCGGGCACCAGCGTTAGCGCGCAGGGGTTCAACGCAGCGGACTCGGCGCTGGCGGCGTGGACGACCAACCTCATCACACAATCCCGAAACCTCGACACCGCGCTCGCAACGCTCAAACTCCCTGACACTTTCAACGCCGCTGGCGAAGCCGCGTTGAAGCTCGGGCAAGGATTGAGGGCAGGAGTCGAGACATTCCACACGACGATCGAGGAATTCCAGCAGGGATTCAACTCGCTCCGGAACGGAACCGCCGACCTGGGCGCTGCACTCATGACGGCCGGCAATGCCGCGATCGATTTCGCTACGCAGGCAGCGAACGCGATTGCATCCAGAATCTCTGGTGGTGGATTTTTCGGCGGCCTGGGCCAGGCGTTTGGCGGCGCACTCGGAACGGTCCTGGGCGGCCCCATCGGTGGCGCCATCGGCGACATCGGTGGCGCACTTATCGGCCACGGGCTGGACAGTGTCTTCGGCACCGGCGGACCGACGTCGCACGCTGCAACTGCACTCAACGGGCTTGCCACAGCGGCGAATGCAGTCTCAGCGTCACTCTCCAACGCCCCGAGCGGATTCAGGGTCGGCCAGTACGAGTACGCCGCCGAAGCGCCATCCGCGAACAGCGGCGTCGTGATCACGGGCCCCGTCCATCTCTACGGCGTCACCGACATCGGCGACATGTACGACAAGCTCTCCGACTTGGCGACGACCAAGAGCTATCGCGGCGGCACGCAGCGGTTGTCGGCAGCGCTGAGCCCCGCGATATGACCCGCCGCACGAGGGCGCGATAGATGGCGACGCTCACGGTTGGCGGTGTCACCGTCCCCGTCTCGACCGCGACACCGCCCACGCGCGAGACGATCGAATACGGAGACTTCACGGAAGCCTTCGACGGCACCGATCGCGGGACGATCGTCGCGCGAAAGCGCGTTTGGACGGTAACGACGGCGCTCATGACGCAGGCGGCGGCCGACACGCTGGAAGCCGCGATCCTCGGTACACCGCCCGTCACCGCGAACGGCGATCTCTACGAGAACGCGGCGACGAGTGTGCGCGGCACCATCACGGGCTACCGCACGGTGCAGGTGCGAACGGGATTTCAGGTCTCGATTACGTTCACACTCCGGACGGTCTAGCGTGCGCGCGGCGACAACTGCTCAGAATACAGCGCTCACGGCCGAGTATTACACGCCGGGACTTCGCGTCTTGATTGCAGACGGGGACAACAATCTACGCGACTGGTCCAATCAGGCGGGCGTCAACTGGATCGACTCGGTTGAGATCGATCTGGACATCGATCAGCCGGTATCGGCCGCCACAGTGCAGCTACGCCGCGACGCCGGGCCGACCAAGTCGCTCGCCCCGTTCCGAAGCGACTCCACGCTGAACGTATACAGCGGGGGTTACGCGCCAGCCATCGCACCGGGACGTCTACTCATAATCCAGGCGGCGAGCGTAGCCGCAGGCACCACTCCCATCACGGCGGATTTCGTCGAGGTGTTTCGGGGCTATGTCGATCGCGTGACATGGTCCGCCTCGAGCATAGTGGTAACGGTCCGGGACATCGCCAGCGCCAATCAGGATCGATTCATAAAGACGGAAACGGTTTACGGCTCTACGGGCGGCGTGCCGATGGAAACCGTGATGCAGACGATCCTGAACGCGTGGGGCGATAGCTCGACTCTTTTTGTGCCGGTATCGCCCAGCTTCCTCATTACGACCTACAAGCAGCAGCCCCAATCTGTGATGGACGCGTTGCTCGCGCTGGCACAGACGGCGGGCTGGACCGTGGGAGTGCTATGGGACAGCGGGACGTCGGCTTACCGCCTCACGCTCTACAACCCCAATCGCACCAAGAGCGTGGCCGATCAGTCGATCTCGGCCTCGCGCTATCTCTCGGTTTCGGATCTCTTCATCGATCGGCTTAAAATCCGAAACAACATACAGGTCAACTACTTCGACACGTCCTTGGGCGCGATGACGAGCATTATCAGGATGGATGCGACGTCACAGGCGCAGTACGGAGACCGCTGGTTCGGGATCACGGAAGCCTCTACGTCGCAGATCAACACCGCGACACAGGCGACGGCGATGTGTCAGGCCGTGCTCGCCGACCTGAAAGACCCCAAGGCCGAGCACGAAATAGAGATGCACTTCGACTGGCGCATCGAACTCTGCGACCTGCTCAAGTTTCTGGCGAACGGCGTGCATTACAACTCCGATCAGTCGGAAGCTGTCGTCACGATCACGCACAAGCTCACCAACACGAGCCACCGGACGACAGTGCGCACACGCGGCGAGCCTGCCGGGCAATACTTCGGCTGGCTCGCGCGAGGCGTCGGCGTGCAGCCCACACAGGG